GGCCCGTAAAGCCCCGCAGGGCCTCGCTCCGACTGGCTTTGCCACATGGTGGGCCGATATGCACGCCGTGGCCGATGAAGGCTCAGACGCCCTCAGAACGGCTTGGATGGCCGCATCTGCCGACTACCGCAACCATGTCCAGTCGGTGCACGGCCCGGAATGGGCGGTCCTCAAGACCAAGGCCGGCAGGGTGGCAGCATGAAGCCGATCATCATCGAATGCGAACAGCGGACCCCGGAATGGTTCGCGGCCCGCGCCGGTCGTGTGACTGGCTCGGTGGCCGCGGATATGTTGGCCAAGCTCAAGTCGGGCGGTGAACCTGCCGCCCGTCGTGACCTGCGGCTCCAGATCGCCGTCGAAACGCTGACCGGGACCCCGATGGAGGCGTCGGGGTTTGTCAGTCCTGCCATGCAGCGCGGCATCGAGGCCGAGCCGCTCGCCCGTGGCCGCTACGAGGCTGAGACCGGCAACATGGTCCGCACCACCGGGTTTGTGATCCGTGAGGATCTGGCGGTCGGCTGCTCGCTTGATGGCGACATCCGCAACTTTGAGGGCATCCTTGAAATCAAGTGTCCCAAGTCGGCAACGCATTGCCAGTACCTCAAGGACAAGCGGCTGCCGCCAGATTACGTCGCCCAGGTCACGCATAACTTGTGGGTCACGGGCGCGAAATGGTGCGACTTTGTGTCTTGGGATGACCGGATGCCGGCGGGCTTGGACTTCTTCATGGTACGGGTCATGCGCGACGAGGCTGTCATGGCGGCATATGAGTCGGACCTACGCCGGTTCTTGGCCGAGGTGGAGTCCGAAGTTGGGCAGCTGCGGAACCTTCAGCAGAGCCGCAAATGAGTGAAATCACACAGGACCGCATGGAAGCCGCCATGCAGTACCTGGCGGAAACCGATCAGGACTACGCGCACGAAAAGGCCAAGCTCGAGCATGCCGAGATCGTCAGAAAGCGTACTCGGTCACGGATTTTCCTGACCGAGGCTGGCACGGTAGCGGAACGTCAGGCCAAGGCAGAGATCCACGACGATGTGGCGATTGCCGATGACCAGTACGTCACCTGCATTGAGGTGTTTGAAACGCTGAAAGCCCGCCGGGAACGGGCGCAGATCGTCATTGATGTGTGGCGGTCACTTAACGCTGCGAGGAGGAAAACATGATTGACAGCGAACAGGACTACATCGGTCGCGACGCATCGTCCGATCGTGCCGAGGCCGCCGTGTGGTTGGCAGTCAAGGTGCTGATGTTCTTGGCAATGCTTGAGTTCGTGTCGGAGGTGATCCGTGACGGAATCTGACATCGAGCGTATGCGTAACGCGTTGCACGCGGCCAACACGGACGCCAACAAGTGCCGGGATGCGCTGAAGGACATCCTGCGGCTGTGTGACGAAAACCGCCGCGGCATTGTCAGCGAGATTGAGACGCTGGCGCTGCGGACGTTGGGGCAGCTGTCGTGAGGTATTTGTCGGTCTGTGCCGGCATTGAGGCCGCATCGGTTGCGTGGCATGACCTTGGCTGGACGCCCGTAGCGTTTAGCGAGATTGAAAACTTCCCATCTGCCGTGTTGGCGCACCACTACCCGAACGTCCCCAACTGGGGCGACATGACCAAGTTTAAGGAATGGCCTGATGAATCAATCGACCTTCTTGTTGGAGGAACACCCTGCCAATCATTCTCTGTCGCGGGACTTAGAAAAGGACTGGCTGACCCGCGTGGCAACCTCATGCTCACCTACCTTGCGATTGCTGACCGATACCGCCCCGAGTGGCTGGTTTGGGAAAACGTCCCCGGTGTCTTGTCGTCCAACGGAGGAAGGGACTTTGGAGCCTTGCTTGGAGGGCTGGCAGAACTCAGGTATGGGTTCGCCTACAGAATTCTTGACGCTCAGTACTTCGGAGTGGCCCAAAGACGCCGCCGTGTGTTCGTTGTCGCAAACGCTCGAAGCTGGCAACGTGCAGCCGCGGTTTTATTTGAGCGCGAAAGCCTGTGCGGGAATCCTCCGCCGCGCCGAACGTCGTGGGAAGGAACTTCCGCCGATGCTGAGGGAGGCGTTGAACTTTGTGGCCCACTTAACGCCCGAGACTACAAAGACCCCGGCACCGATGGACTCAGCCGCAATTCGGCCAAAATGATACCCGTCACCGTAGGAGCGTTGACTGACGGCGCTCACATGGGGGGGGGCTTAACGGACAAGACGCCTACTCAGGACGCATTATCCCGGTGCTTGACGGGTCGGGGGATGCGTTTGGACTCAGAAACAGAAACTTTTGTGGTGACGCATGACCATTAGTTTTCCGTGGCAGCAAGGGGGGGGCAGCATGGAGGTCTTTGTGAGGAACACACAATGCCGCTGACCAAAAACCAGACGCTAGCAGTCAAAACGGAAATGCAAGTGCGCCGCCTGACGCCCCGCGAATGCGAGCGTCTACAAGGCTTCCCAGACGATTACACGATCATCCCCTACCGCAACAAGCCAGCCTCAGACGGACCGCGCTACAAGGCTTTGGGGAACTCTATGGCCGTGCCGGTGATGGCATGGATCGGCAAGCGAATCCAGATGGTGGAGGATTTAGAATGAAGGTCAAATACCACGTCATCCTGACCCGCTGCATCGAGGACGGCATTACGATGGGCTGGAAACGGGCGCATAAGCACACCGATACGCCCGACGTCACGGTCATTCACGACGCCATTGCGTTGGCGATTGACCATGAGCTTAACGACGTATTTGACTTCAGCGACGAAAATCCCGTTTGATCGTGGACAAATACCAACCCGTTGCGATTGTTGCGATTATCGCAACGCGGTGATGGCCGCTGAACCACACGGCTAACAGCAGCAGCACAATTGCGTTAGCCATGCAGTTTTTTGATGATGATTTGCTGCAATTCGGTCACTTCAAACCGCAGCTGATGTACCTCGGCCCTGCTTTCTGCCAGGGCTTTATTCAACCCATCTCGCTCGTCCTGCAACCCGCGCACGACCGTCAACATTCGTCCGATCGTTTCTTGTTGCTTGACGACCGTCGGCAGCTGATCCAGTCGCGCTAGGATGGTCTGCGCCCACTCAGGGATGGGTAGGCGCGGCTGATTCATTCTTCAGATCCGAGGCCCAATCAACGGCATTTTGGAGCCGTCCTGCGTCGCGGGCGCAGGCGTCAAGAGTTCGTGCAATTGCTTCAGATATTTGGGGCTCTCGGGCTGCTTGAGCAGGCTTTCCGGTGGCTGGCACGGAACTGGGACATACACGGTTTTCGTAGTCACGCACCCGGTCAGACAAAGCGCGGCCAAACTCAATAGCAGCAGCCGTGCTTGATTGGTAAGCCGCGTCAGCGTTTGCTTTGTCATGGGCTGCCCTTTCCGTTGCCGATCTTATTGCCGATCTTATCGCGGCCAAATTGTCTTGTAGCTGAACGATTTGCGCCCGTGCCGCGTCGCGTTGGTGGTGCAAAATGACCACATAAATGCCGATCCCAAATACCGGAATCAGGAACCAGAACCGCTTCAGCAGCGCAAACCAAATCATTCGGGCAATTCGCTTAAGCGATCCAAGTACCACTGCGCCTTCAAGATGGACTGGTGACCACCCTTGTGACGCTCGCGCCAGATGTACTTGGCCACGTTGCCCTTCAGGTAACCGCGGAACTCTTCGGGCGTCAGCTGCGCCTCAATGGCCTCGATGCACTCGATGCCGCCCTGGCGGTAGTGCGACGGCTCGTTTACCGCGTCACCCGTTTCGACGGGTCGATGACTTTCCACAGTTCGTTTAGCGCGCATGAGACCACCCCGATCTGGTTGTGTATGTCATCTAACTGGCGCTGGACGTTCGCCAGTTTGTCATCCGTGTCAAATTTGCCAAACTTAGGTAAGGGTCGTTGACGATAGGCGTGCAAGTTCGCCAACACCGCTACCTGATCGCTGAATTCCTTGATTGCATCGTCGGCCATATTTTTCTCGCAGATAGTTTATGGAAAGGGGCATCAGGTCGTAAGTCCCGTTGCGAACATCGTTTTTGACAACGATCCCGTTCCATTCGCTGTGCTGCACATCGGCCGCTCGGTAGGATTCATTTTCTATATAAAACCGGCCGCAAACAAGGCCGTGTTTAACATGATCTGGGTATTGTTTGGACGCGTACAGGAACCCCTGCTGATGCCCTTGGGTGAACGATGATCCGATGTTGTTCAGGCGCGACACCACGGTGCCGCCGATGGGGCGTCCGCTGTACGGATTTGGGAAATAGTGGCTGTATTTGATGCCGTCAATCTCGACGATCTTGAGGAACTCGTGGCGCTTGAACCACGGTGTCTTGAGGCTATCAAGAGTGATGACGCCTTCCCACTTGGGGTCGCGAAAAATAGCCCGAGTGAGCCTGTGTTCGTGATTCCCGAATAGAAAATGGCATTCCGGATTCCACATTTTGCGCCGCCCTTTGGCCAGCCGCATCCGCTCGTCTTCCATTGGCCTCACGAGCCGTTCAAAAGCTTCGTTTCCGACCTCAATGTCGGGCAGGACGCGTCGCCCTTCGGCCTCTTTGGACCCGGGCGCGTCGTGGGTGGACAGCGACGGCAGATCCCACCAATCGCCAATGACGATGATGACGTCGGGCTTGTAGTCCACGATGGCCTGAGCGGCCCAGTCGATATGCGAGAGATCCGACCCCGGTCGGACCTGCGTATCGGGAATCACTAGATGACGGCGCATCTCATTTTTTGGTGGATGCGCGTTTACGGGCGCGCTTTGGTTTGGCGTAGGTGGCACCGACCAATGCCTGGTGCAGCAGCCCCGCCAACTGGTCCACAAACACTTCGTTGCGGCTCAGCTTGTGGTTCATGCAATCCAAGCAAGCGTGCAGCAGCTCGTGGAAAAACGTGTGAATCTTGTTGGAATCGTCCAACCCGTCGTAGATGTGAATCTGGTGCTCGAGCGGCAGCCAGATGCCAGCGGTCTCCTCACCGTGCGGCCACTGGTCCTTCGGGACGATAAATACCTGTATCACATGGCCCATGAGCGGGACCGTGTGCGGTATCACTTGCTGTCCTTCGTGACGGCACCCACGAGGCCCGCGGCCATGAGTCCCGCCGTGACAATCGCCTCAGTCTGGGACGGGTTGAAATGCGCCCCGAGCGCTGTCCCGATCAGGATGACACCGCGCCAGCTGCTCGGTTCTTGCGCCCGTGCAATGGCATACGTCAGGCCCGCTTTCCAGTTCAACATGGTGCGTCTACTCCTGTTTCAACAATGTGAGCCAGTCGAATCGCCCGCCCTCTGACCTGTTGCGCCCACTTTGAAGAGATCATTTCCCGCGCAGCCGCAACGTAATCCTTTTTGTCCAATGCCGCAATAAGTTTGCGGAATTGAAGGAATTTCGTCATCCCGAGATTGAACACCATTTCGATGACAGCGCTGCGACGGATCGGGTCAAGGTCCGCCCAGAAGGGCAGCGACTGGCATTCCATGGCCGCATTCTCAACCTGAAGCTTGACCACGGCTGCTGCGAAAGGCTCAGGCCAGCCAACATCGAGCGCGCAGCCGTAGCCAATGGTGTTGACCCCTAGCGTGTCCCGATAGGGGTACATCCGATAACCCTCGGCA